AATTTGCCTTCAGTGTACTTTTCCCAGTCGTAAAGTGGGAAGCTACCCTTCTCTGCAGCTAGGTCAGATGAGCAGCTGTAAGTTTCATCACGTAATGTAGACAAAACAGTTTCTGTAAAGCCCATGAACTCATCGCTTGCATAGGCCATGCCTATCATTTCTGCAGCGTTAGCCAGCCCAGTAACGCCAAGCCCCATCCTACGCTTTGCTTCTGCTTCCGCTTTCTGCTGGGGTAAAGGGTAGATGGTTCTGTCGATGACGTTGTCCATCGCTCTGACAACCACATGGATATCCTGCTTGAATTGGTCATAATTAAACGCCTTTTCTTCTAGGTTTACATATTTGGTTAAGTTAAAGCTGCCCAACAGACACGCACCATACGGTGGCAAGCACTGCTCTGCGCATGGATTTGTTGCTTCTAATGTCTCGCAGTACCAGAGATTATTCATCTCATTTAGCCTGTCTAAGAACAAAATTCCTGGTTCTGCCCAGTCCCATGTAGAACGCATAACCATGTCCCATAACGCCGCTGGGTCTACCTCACGATAGACCTTGCCTTCAAATCGTAGTGGGAATGGTTTGCCCTGCTCTAGATGCTCCATGAACTCATCAGTAACACCGATAGAAATGTTAAAGCCTGTAAGCTTATCGCTGTTATTCTTGGCTGTAATGAACTGCTCAATATCTGGATGGTCGATGCGTAGCACCCCCATCTGTGCGCCTCTCCTGTGACCGGAGCTGGCAATCGTCTGGCAGACAGCATCAAAGATTTGCATAAAGCTAACAGCGCCTGATGCCTTGCTGTCTAGCGATTTGATTAGGTCGCCACGTGGTCTGAGCCTACTAAAATCGTAGCCAATGCCACCACCTCTGCGCATAGTCTCTGCAGCCTCTGTGGCTTTCTGCATGATGCTACCGAAGCTATCGTCAATAATGCCGGAGACAAAACAGTTATAGGCTGTAGTCTGCCTAGTTGACCCCATAGCGTTCTGTACCCTACCAGCTGGCAAGAACCGCAGCTCACGTAAGACACGCTTAAAGTTATCAAAGTGTTCATCATTATCTTTTAAGGCATCCGCAATGCGCACTACCTTGCTGTAGAAATCCTCACCAGTCTGGCGATATTTCTGTGTGTCAATCTCGTCAGCTAGACGAGTTCGCATCCCATAATTGGGCATATTGTGGTTGTATAGCGTGTCCATTTTCTATTTCCTCTCGGACTATCTGTATAAGAACAAAACCAGAACAGAGTCAAACGAAAAAAAAGGCTAGGGTTTACCCCCAGCCTCTTCGATTGCCTTGTTGATGTACCATCGAGCCTTGCGCAAATCCTCTTCAGGCTTGGCTTTGGCATCCCAGCGCCATAGATATTTTAACGCTGTTCCAGTTAGGTAGTAGATGAAGTGTTCGCCTAGCGCTGCCTTGATAGCATCTATGCACTCGACATCATCTGATTGATTGTAGTGTGGTGGTGATTCGACCATATCTATCTTCCGCTGCACTGGCTCTGAACGCTCATAGCCTACGTCAGCCATCACCTCGTTTTGGTCGCTAGACCAGTCTATGGTTGCCATAGCTTTGGTTCTCCTTTGGTTTCATCCCAGTCTTCCCAGCGAAGTATTCGAGCCAACCTTGCTTGCGTCAGCGCTTCCTGCTTTGTCATTCCAGCTTTAATGAAAGCTTGCTCAACGCTCGACCATGCTGGGCGATTGCCAAGTATCTTCTGGGCTGTCTTTGCCCCTACTCCCTTGCAGCCGCTGTAGCCATCTGTAGGGTCGCCAGTAAGCGTCTGTGTGTAAAAATAAGCGTCAGCTTGTGCTGGTTTGATTTCCATCAGCTCATCAGCCATCGGGCGGTACAACTTACAGGGAATGGTTTTCAGGTCTTTGTCGTCTGACACCACAATAACTTTCCCTGCGTTGTCCGGCTTTGTGGCAATAATTCCCAGCACATCGTCAGCCTCTAAACTTGGCTTGCGCATATGGGGATATTCACTCTCAACCCAGTCTATCATCGCATTGAAGCCGCATGGCTTGCGTGTGCTTTTCCGATTAGATTTGTAGCTGGGGTCTATTCGCTTGCGGAAGTTATCACCCCTGTCTGACAGACAACAAAGAATGTCGTCTGTCTTTAGTTTGTCTTTGATTTTCTCTATCTGGTTGGCAAAGATTTTCTGGGCTTCGTCAATGTCGGCGTAAAGCGTCCAAACATTGTCGTGCCAATTGATTTCCTGCTCAGCCAAACTCATGGCACGATAGAGCGGAATGTCTGCATCAATCGCCGCTAAGCTCAATTGCCATCTCCTCTAGAAACTCTATGCCATCTGCAGTAATCATCCATTTGTTGGTAAAAACACCGTCATCTAGGCGATTGCTTATGAAGCCTTCTGAGGCAGCGATAGCTATCTCGTTAGCTCCAAATCTTGCAAATCTACTCTTGGTACTGAATGGCTCAACCCTAGCTTTTTCAACCGTTAAGAAGACGGCAAACACTGCCCTCATCTCTGGGTCAATGGGTATCTCGCCAGCTCTTACCGATTGAATAGTTGGCATCGATTGGGATTTTGATGCGGAAGTATTTTCCCGCTTCTCTCGCGCTTTCGAGAGCGATATTATTTCCGACATATTCTGCTGCTCCTTCTGTATCACGCACCATTAGCTGAGCCTCATCGTGAACGAAGGCTATGATTTGTGCGTCTATGTCATGTTGTTTGATTTTCTGGTCGATAAGCTGCACCCACTTCTTGGCTATCAGCGCTGCCGCTGACTGCAGCAGCACGTTCAGCTGACCATGAGCTGAACGAGCGACAATCTTGCGTCCATCTAAACCAGTTAGGTAGCCCTTCTGTTCCACTGTGGATTTGACCGCCACAAGTAGATTTCTAAAGGCTGGATTGTTTTGGTAGAATTTGTCTCTTAGCAACTTTCCATCTCTGGCGCTGCCATCGATTGCCTCACCCAACTTCCTGTCGCCACCGCCATAAATGAGGCAGTACACAGCGGTTTTGGCTTGGTCGCGCGATATGCCGCCAAAGGCTTTAGCATTAGCGCTATGTATGTCGCCCTCTAAGATTTCTTTGGCATAAGCGCCACCATCCTGCATGAAGTGCGCTAAGCAGCGCAGCTCAATGCCCGACAGGTCAGCCCCAACTAGCTTGTAGCCATCCGGTACTGTGAACAGCTCCCTGCACTCAGCGCCAAACTCAGCGCGAACTGCTGGTACTTGCTGTAGGTTTGGTGCAAATGAACTGCACCGCCCAGAGATAGTACCAAGAGAGTTGATGGTGTGGCGTAGCTTGCCATCATCATCCATCAGCTTCATCCAAGCTGCATTGCCCTCAGCTAGCATCCCCATGCGCTTCTGCAGCATAAATGACCTAGCTAGCTTTTTAGCTTCTGGAAACGGTAGATGACCAAGCGTATCTTCATCAATCTTTGCATCACCCGTAGGCGTAAACACCTCTGGCTTCCAGTTGTATTTCTGGCGCAGACAGAACTCGATATGCTTTCGGCTGTTGGGGTTAAACTCGATTGCCTTATGCTTAATGAAAGGCTCACCAGCGATATAGCCTTTGGTCTTATTGTTTCGCTTTGGGATGAACTCTTCTTCTATCGTCCACGCTGGGAACAACTGCAGCAGCTGCTGTTCTATATCAGAACGCTCCTGCGACAAGTCACCGTACAGCTTCGCTGCCTTAGACATATCGAAGTTCCAGCCAGCCCTGCCAATGCGATGGCATAACTCTGCTAGCTCATGTTCAAATCGTATAGCTTTCTGTGACCATTCATGTGGGGCTAACGCTTCCCACAGCTTATGGGTAACAGCGACATCCTGCTCACAATAATCCTGCATTTCCTGCGACCATTCCGACCAATCAGTATTTTCCCCAAACTCACCCTTTTCAACACCCAACCTTATGCCCCATGCTTTCAATGAATGAGAGCCGTAGAGCTTTTTAGGTAGGTGCTGGGCTTGTATGAAATCGTCATTCTTCAGGTCAGACCGGATGAGGCGTGACAAAACAAGAGTGTCTGTCACTACCGCATCGGTGCTGAACTGAGGAAAAACTTTTCTGATTTGGACTAGGTCAAATGCTATCCCGTTGTGCATTATGATTTCTGATGCTTGGGATAATTGCTCAATGCCTTCTGCAATGTTGTCTGGGCTAAACACCCAGCGCTGACTACTATCGTCTGCGTTCATTAAGGCTAGGCAGTGGATTTTTGTGGCATCAAAGCCGTCTGTCTCGATATCGGCTATAAGCCTCAACGATTATCGCCTGAGCCAGACAGCATATTGCGGTGCTGCCTGTCCTCTAGCTTTGCAATGTTCATGTCGGCTATTTCTTCTAAGCTGTAGCCAATATCGCCAGCGATAGCAGCGATGTAAAACATTACATCACCTATCTCTAACGCCAGCCCTCTTGCCTGTTCAGCTGTAAGTTCTTCGGTCATATCATCACGCATGAAGTTAACCTCATCGTCACGATATAGCTTCTTAACCTTCTCAGCCACTTCACCAGCCTCACCTGTTAAACCCAGTGCTGGGTAAAGCAATGAGCCTTT